CCCCCCCTTTTTTTTTGACCCCCTAGGGGTGTTTAAAAACGGGGGGTATAGTTTATGTATAAATAAAATTATTATATATTTTTTTATTGCTTATAAATGAGATGTAGTTATAGGTGTCACATACGAATTGAACTACGGTCTAGATTTTATCGTTAACTCTATTTTTACTCAAGTCATGTAACGATTAAAAGAGTACGTGTGCCGCTTTGACTTGAGGTCAGCGACACACTCACAGGTTGATAGTAGTTCTTTTAAGTTAAGATAATGATTATTCAAGAAAATGTTAAAGTTTTATTGAATGATTATTATCTGTTACTTAAACTGAAATGAACTATATCGAACAATAAATGTTAAATATATGTTTTTTATTGTAACTTTATAAGTGTTTTATAACGTGTAAGATGTAGTTCATTTCTATTATAGCATATATTGTAAAGCGAAGTTTTCCACAGATGTGGGAAGTAGGCCTGTGGATAACTATATTAAATGAGAGTGTAAATGTTGCTTTTTCCTTGATATATCAGTGATGTGTGCTTGTGGATAACTTGTGGATAACTTTTAGTGTTTTTGTACCCCGCGCACGGCGTGTCGCACCACTATTTTCCTGAATGTTTCCTGTGAACGCGTGTTTATGAAACGTGTTTTAGACACGGTTAAAACGATTATAGTGTTGAAAATAGATATGAGAGTATGACATAATTGATAATGTCAGAGTTACTTGAGTATAGAAATGAAATACAATGAGTATAGAAAAAATAATTAAGTATGGTTACAGAAAATATTAAATAATTGTGATAAGTATCCTGATATAATACGTGAAACTATTGAACTAGAGATTCCATTTGATATTAATAAGATTTCTGATGATTTCTTATAAAGAAACTTTTGATTATAACGATGATAAGAGCGAAGCTAGTAGAATAATTCAGTGCTTTAAAGATAAAATAGAGATATATAGATAAAGATAATCCATGAAAATAGTTAAGTCAGATTATGATAATCCTGCGTTAGAAACGCTAACCTATGAGCGTAATATTTTAGGTTATATTCTTATCAATGGGTTCGACAATGCTAAATTGTTTAAGCTTGATAAGACTATGTTTAGTGATATTTTTCATGAACAAGTGTTTCAAGCTTTATGTGAAGTAAACGCTGATGGTGATGTGAAAGACACTGTTCAAGTCATTGATAGGTTTACGAGCTATAAAACTAAGTATGAGATATCTAAAATAGCAGAGTTGCGTAATGATTATATTCATTGTGATATTGAATATAATATTGAGCAGTTGTTTACGAGTTATTGTATGAGACTTTTTAGTAATATTATTGATGATGCTCAAGAATTCATGTCGATGCAACAGATATATGACACGTATAGTGGTATTGAATCTATTTTTGATAGGGTTCATGAGTTTCATACTGATGAGGTTGAAGCTAGCGATATCGTCACTATGAAGCAGTTGTATAGTGATGATGATGTGGAAAAGCTTGAATGGCTTGTACCGAATGTTCTTGCTAAGAATGAGCGATTGTTTATCACTGGTGTTGAAGGTGGAGGCAAATCTACTTTTATTCGACAATTCTCTATGATGCTAGCATCTGGTATTCACCCGTTTACTTTTCAACCTATAGAACCTAAAAAAGTGCTTATAGTTGACTGTGAAAACACTAAGGCACAGATGTTGAGTGAAACACGTAGTATTGTCTCTGCTATTGATAAAGCGGGCAAGCTTAACGATCTTGATAGTAATCTTTTTATGAAGTTTTATACTTTTATTGATTTGAGTGAACAGGTTTATGTCCAGTCGTTGCTTGATACTGTTGAGCGAATACAGCCTGATTTGCTTATCGTTACTCCTCTGGTCAAGTTGAATCCTAGTAGTGATTTGAAAGATGCTAGTGATGTGAATATTATTTTTAAAGTGTTTGATAAGATACGTGAATTGTATAAGTGTGGATTAATAGTTGAGATGCATAGTCCGTTGGCGCAGAATGCTATGGGTGCTAGATTGTTGCGTCCGCGCGGTAGTAGCGCTATTGCGTCTTATCCAGAGTTTGGTTTCGGTTTGCGTAAGAAAGAGGCTGACCCTGTGAATTGTACGCCTTCATGTATCGAGTTTGAGGCATGGCGTGGTGAACGTGTATCAGGGCGTGCTTTCCCTAACGTGTTTGAATGGAGTAACATTATTCCTTTTGTGCCACAAGGTTGTCCGTCGCAGTTGCTTGAAAAGTTTAAGTAAATGTTTGTGTTATTGTTTTATTGTAATATTTTATTGAGGAGATTAAGAATATTATGGCTAAAATACAAGTGCGAGGCACAGTAAATTTTGAACCGACACAGACTCAGAGTGGAAAGTTAAAGTTCAATTTGGGTGAAGCACATAAACAGAAAGACGGCAGTTACTTATATATGCAATATTCGGTAATTTGTGACCCGTCTTATAATGTTCATGCGTCGAAAGACAATTATATTATTGTTGACGGTACTATGTCTTATCAGCAGTATTTGGGTAAAGACGGTAATATGAAGAGTTCATATACTATTTTTGCTGATAGTGTAGCGTCTGAGCCTAAGCAGCGTAATAATGGTGGTTTTGCGAATAACGGTGGACAAGCACAAGCAGCGCAATCGCATACTGTTCAAAAGACACAGAATAATCCATGGAATAAAACTCAGCAAGCACATCAAAAGCAGACACATCAGCCTCAAGTTCAGCAGGTTCCTCCTGCATTCTAAACATGAAAATAACAGAAAAAATAGTATTACAAGCCTATCCAAAAAAGGACGGGCTTGTTATTACTAGTAATGATACGTTTTATCATAAAGTTAAAGCTAAACGTGTCAAAGAAATACGCGACATTTCTCGTAGCGTTTTCTCTAAATACGATAAAGTAACTGAATATCCGGTTAAGTTTATTTTCGAGTGTTTTTGGTTCGATAAGCGTCGACGTGATGTTGACAATATACAACCTACATGTAAAGCTATTATCGACGGTATAGTTGATGCTGGTGTTATTATCGATGATAATACTTATTATGTTGTAGAGACACGATATGTTAACCCGGGACATGAATCATATAAAAATATGGAAAAACATGATAAAAATACTCTTGTTGTTAAAGTCACGTTGAAAGATAGTGAAGTATGAGTAAAAAATTTGAAGAAAAAATATTTGATGATATTAATCAGAGACTTCAAGATAATATTATGCTTGTTTATCCTGATCAACATGTTGAAGTGTATTATCATGATAAGGAAGATTTTCAGGCAGTTTTTTATACTGTCATTATTGATATGACTGCTTTTGTTCATGCTTTACCTTTTAAAAAAATAGAGGAAATAGGCACTGATGATAGTGTTAAGTATTTAATTGATTTGACGTGTTCATTTTATGAAGAAGAAAAGAAAAAGAATGAGTAATGTGAACAAGGTTCTTATAGATAAACTCATTGAACTTTTGGAAAGCTTTAGCGAGGATAATGCTGAAGAAATAACAGCTGAGTATTACACTGACAGTTCTGAGTATTTTATTTTACGTTATTTTAATGGTAAGAATACTGAAGTGTGGGAGATAACTGAAGAGGGCTACGAGAATATTGGCGTGGACTACTAGAAAAACATATCGCTCTGCTTTACCGTCGAATTGGGCAAGTATACGTAAAACAGTCATAGCTCGTGACAAGGGTAAATGTGTATTGTGTGGATCTAAAGGCACTGAGGTTGATCATATTGGCGCTAACGATGTTCACGCTGTGATTAACCTACGGTTATTGTGTAAAAAGTGTCATGCTCACAAAACAGCTAAGCAGTCATGGATGAGCAGGAAAAAAAATATTGGTTTGAAACATAAAGTAGTGGTGAAACGTCCAAAAAGAGCTGATAGGGATAATCACCCGGCTTATTAACAGTTTTCATGTATACTTTTATGTGAATATATAATAACGTAATGTTTTATACAGAAACAGGTTTTGACCGAAATGGTAAAACAAAATAAAGAAGCTAGTGAAGATTATTCGCCTAATAAGAAATACGTCATACAGCCCCCTAGCGCTGACTGGTTAACATCTATAAAACGTCTCTATGATAGTGCTTTTTATAGCGATTACGTTAAAGAAACATGGGACTCAACACACTGGTCAATTTTCTGGAATACCTGCGATGAATATAATGAGTTAAAGAATATGGAGCGTTTCAGCTCACACCGCTACATGGTCATTGTTCAACAGTTCAATAGTTTGGGTATTACTGTTGAGGCTCGACGTAATTTTGAGAAACTTGATGAAATAACTGAAGAAAAAGATATTGTTGCTCTCGAAGTGTTAGAGCTTGATAATTTTGTTTCTCATGATAGTTTTATTGAAAGCTTAAAGAAGAAATGACTGAGTTAGAAAAAGTAACAGCTAGATTAAACTTAAAGAATAGTAAAGATATTTCGTTGAGTGATGTTCAAGAACAGTTAAAGTATGCGTGGGATAAGACTGTCGACCCGGAAGAACGCTTGATCACTATACCTCAAAGTATTCCTGAATACACGTTAGGGTGGGGTGTGATTAAGTGGATAGTTGAGAATATTGTTCACACGAATGGAAAAAGAGCCGGTGAATATTTCAAATTAACACCTGAGCAGGCTAGGTTTATTCTTCATTTCTATGCTGTTAACGGCAAGGACGAGTTTTATGATTATGAGGGTGAAAAAATTTTTCTTGATAAAGGTGCTTATAAGTATTCTCACGCTGCGCGAAGGTTAAGCAAGGGCAGTGGTAAGTCACCATTCGGTGCTGTTATGGCTCTTGTAGAGTTACTTGGCCCTGTACAGTTTGACTATTTTGACCCTAGTGTTAAAGGTGGAGTAGTAGGTAAAAAGCGTGATATGCCTATTGTACAGATTTGCGCATCATCATACGATCAGACAAAAAATATTATGCACACAATGAAGTCAATGATAAATCATTCTAAGAGTAATCTTAAAAGTAAATATAAACTTAAAATGTTGGAGAAGAGTATTACATCTCCTAGTAATAATGGATTTATCGAGGTTTTGACTACGTCTGCTAAGAGCGCTGACGGTCGACAGGTCACTTTTGCTATTTGTGATGAGACATGGCTGTGGGATAGAAGTATTAAAGGTGAAGAGTTTTTGGAAATGTTGAAAAGCAATGCGTCGAAGGTTAACGGACGTATTATGGAGTTGACTAATGCTCATATACCTGGTGGTGGTTCTGCCCATGAGAATACGTATTTGAACTGGGTTGACCAAGAAAAAGGCTTATCAAAACAAAAATATCGCATACTATATGACGCACGTATAGCGCCGAAATATTTCAACCCGAAGCAACGTGACCAAGCAGAAACAATAATAGATTTCATCTACAATAACTGCTACTGGGTTGATAAAGAGCGCGCGGTAGACCAACTATATGATGTTCAACAGGATTACAATACGTATTTGCGTAAGTATTTTAACCGCAGTGTAACGTCTAGTGGAGCATGGCTAACTCCTGAATACTGGGAGAAAGCACGTGATAAGACATATAAACTTCCTGAAGATAAAATAAATGTTTCTGTAGGTTTTGATGGTTCAAGAACAGATGACCACACAGCAGTAACAGTATACGATATTGATAAAGATCATATTATTGAGACTATCATTTTTAAGCCTGTTGAGATGCCTGATTATGATAAGCCTCAGATAGACGCGAATCATGTGAATAACGTGATGAAGAATATTAGTGAAAAGTATAGGGTTATTTCAGCGTGTATGGACGTGAACGAGTGGAAAGAACAAGTTAAGTATGAATGGCTTGATTACTTCACTGATATTCGTGTTGATGCTCGTACTGGTAAGCCTACGAAGAATAAGGATAATCGTTTAGCTTTTGATATGCGTGACAGTAAGAATAAACTTATTTTTGCTGAGCATGCACAGTTGTTCCGCGAGAAAATTATTGCTGGTGAAATATCACATAATGCTCACAAGGATGCTAGTGAAGAGGTATATAATGTTCGTAGTTATCAGAAGAAGGATTACGTGTATATTGGTAAAGCTGCGAGGGGCAGCGCGGATAAGATAGATGCTGCTGTAAGCATTGTTTTGGCTTTTCAAGCTAAAGAATTATATAGGTCGAGTAATCGAAAAAATAGTAACACTATTTCTTTTTGGGCGTAATATGCTATAATGTTTATACGTACGTTTTTTGGCCTTACATCGTAATGATGTGAGGCCATGTTTTTAACATAATATATAATAGAAACATGGCTATGAATAAAAACGAACTCTTAACAAGCTTTATCAATAATCTAGGTAAAGCAGAAACTTTTATATCTAGTCAAGACAATACGTATCGACATCTTTACGACGGTAGTCACAGCTTTTCACACCAATTCAAGTCAACGTTTTTCGAAAAGCAATTCACTAAAGCAGTTAACCTTTCTAAAATACTTGTTGACTCTTACGTTGAACGCATCAAAATACGAAAGTTTAAGTGCAATACTAACCCTGATTTTGAAAATCTTTTTAAGGCTACCTGGCGCATGAACAATATGGATATGCAGTTGAAACTTGCTTTAACAGATATGAGTATTGACGGTGCAGTATATGCAACAGTAACTAAGCCTGAAAATAGTCAATGCATTATCCGTTTTGAAAACTCACGCAACTTATACGTCGAACATGACCCATACACTTTTGAAGTATCCTACGCTATGCGTCTCATCAGAGACAATAAAGGTAATACTATTGGAGCTACAGAGTTCACTATGGATAATATTATTTTCTGGAGTTATGTGAATGATGAGTGGAATGGACAGGTAATGCCTAATGTATATAATTTTATTCCTGTTGTTCCTCTTGTAAACATGAAAACTCTTGATGATATTAAAGGGCGTAGCGATGTTCATGACGTTGTTCCGTTGCTTGAACAGTTGGCTCGTATTGTTATTACATGGCTTATTAGCGCTGATAGCGTTGCTGTTCCTTTTAGGATTTTGAAAGGTCTTGAAGAGCGTGACTTCAAAGATGAACAGGGTGAATTAAAGAACTTTAACCGAATGACTACAGATTTGACTCAATTGTTTGTTACCGGTAGCACCGAAGTAGATTTGAAATACATACCTGGCGCTGATCTACGTCAATTCAATGACATGTATATGAGAGTCATCAAAGACTTCTTGTCTATCACTGGTTTACCTGCTCATTTTGCTGGTATTGTTGGCGATATTCCTAGTAGTCCTGAAGGTATTAACGCGGCACAGGGTCGTTTCGATACCAAAGTACGTGACAAGATAGATGTAGTGAAAAGTTTTATTAACAAGCTTGTTGAAGTTATTGCTGTCATTGAAGGTTTTGATGTTAAAACAGTCTACGGTTTCGACACTAGCTTTTACCCTCCTACTAAACAATCTATCGCTACGTTGATGAACGCTTGCGCACAAGGCGTACAGTCAGGAGCAATGCCTGCTAGCTATGTTCCTGAATTTTTGATGTTGAATGATATTGAGACACAGGATTGGGAGAAAGCATGGAGCAACATTCCAGATAAAAGTCTACAAGCATATCAAAACGCTTTAACGAGTATGGTCTTGAATGATAATGAAGACGTGAGTGGAGTATCGGAAGCTTTTAGTAATCCTAGTGAACGGCGTCCTAGCCTTGAATTGTAGGTATCATGGCAACACAAAATGATACACTCATCATCGAAGCTTTTCAAAAATACAAAATAACACTAGTAGATAAAAGTATTTTAGCTATCAATAAACTGCTCTTAACAGGAAAACAAAAAAGTCTTAATGATGTGTTAAAAATTGTTAAAGACACACGAAATAAAATATATCAAGCTAGCGTACTTATGCAACAGGCTCAACGAGCTGTCTTGTTTAACACTACATATAATAACTTGGATGGATCTAAGCCTGATAGTGTACAGGAAGTAATAGATAATTTTAGTAAACTAGTAGGTAAAGTTAACGTGAGTAATGTTTCACGTGAAACATCAGGTAGTTTTACTGTTAAGAATTATCATTATTATCGCACTGAAGATAATTATGAACAGTTTTATAATGCTGTAGTTGTTCCTTATTATCTAGCTCAAAAGAATGAGCTTGAACAGAAAAAGAAAATAGCTAACGTTTCTGGTGATACTTTACTTGACGCTGAGTTTGCTAACAGTTTTGCTCATAGTTTCGCTAACACTATGATGAGACCTAGCAAAGTGTTGAATAATGATTTGCTTATTTTTGAGCAGAATGTTGAACAGATAGTTTCTGGTAAAAGGGGTCGTGTTAAGTATGGTCGCTTGCCTGAGCCTGGAGCATGCGCTTTCTGTATCACTATTGCTTTACGTAAAATAGGTTACGGGTCTAGCGGAAGATACACTAGTTCTATAAGTGATTTTACTAAGTTGACTGCTAAAAGGTATTTGAGTGAAAATACTGACCTTTCAAGTGATTATACTTCTGCTGATGAAGAAGTAGATAAATATCATAATAATTGTCGATGTGTTCCTTATTGTGAATATACTGATTCAAGTTTTAGTTCAGCTCTCGAGGAAGCTGCTAAACAGTACGAGGCTTTTAGTGCTGATAATAATGGTAAGAAACTTTCTATTAGTAATTTTCAGAAATTTTTAAGGTCTCAAAAATAGAGTTTTCCACAGGCTGTGGATAACTTTTGATATAATAAAAATTGTTAGCTCAAAGAGTTAACATATTTTGAAATGTTTTAACAAAAAATAGGAGTCTCACCGAAATGGTAGATGAAAACAAAGAAGTTGAATCTGAAAACGTTCAAGTATCAGATGAAGCACAAAAACAAGATGAAACTCAAGGACTGGAAGAAACTGCTGAAGATAGTAATGTTTCACGTGAAACTTCAGAAGAGCAACCAGAACAACAAGGTAAGTCTTATATTAAAAAGATTGACGGCGAAAAGTACGTCAGCGTTAAAATATCAAGGCACTGGCAAAACAGAGCTAAAAAGTCTCTTAAAAAAGCTGAAAAGCTAGAAAAAGAACTAAACGCTCTTAAAAATATTCAAGAACCTGAAACACCGTCTAAGGAGCAGGTCGAAACATTAGAAAAACAGTTAAAAATAAGTGAATTAGCACGAATCAATAATTTTGATGAAGACGCTATACACATTTTAAGTACTGTGCCTTCTGATGATCTTGAAACAGTAGCCGAAAAGCTAGCGAAACAATTAAGCAAAGAAAATACTCAAGCTAAAGCACTTGTTGACCCTACACAGGGACATATTAACAAGACAAGCGCTAAAGTTGACCCGTTGCAGCAGTTCGCTAACTTGATTAAAAACAAGTCTCATTAAAAACAATTTTATAAGGAAAAATTATGGCAGACGATACTATTTATGAAAAGAATATGGATCAGGTTCTTCGCAACCCTGAACTCATTAACCGCATTGTTAACTCAGTTCAAGAAAAGTCTCTATTCTTAAACTCTTCAGCACTCGATACACAAAAGTTTACTGTATCTAACCGTGGAGTAGCAATGCCTATCGCTAATACTTCAGCTTTCGCTGGATACGTTGGTGAAGGCGAAGTTAAACCTACAGATAACGTTGCTTTTGGTTCAGCACAGTTGATTCCAAAGAAACTAGCAGTTATCTTAACATGGTCACAAGAGGCTAACGATGATTATGCTGGATTGGCTGAGTTCTTGCTTAACGAAGCAACTAACGCTCTTTACCGTGCATTCGATTACATGGTTATTACTGGTCTCTCTCTTAAGACAGGTCAGCCTATCCCTGGTGCAACTGGACTAAACACTGCTATCACTAATACGGTTAAGTGGGATCCAAAGAACATTCTAGGCACGTTGCGTCAAGCAGACGCTCTTGTTGATGACGGTGGATACACTCTAGTATCAGCAGGTTTGGATACATCTCTTGCAGGTGACATCGCTTCAGCTGTTACACCCACAGGCGTACCTATCTATTCTCAAGACGGTTCACTTATCCGTAATATTCAAAACGTTAACGGTATCCGTGTTGATTACTCACGTGCATTCACTGGTCGTTTCCCGAAGCGTAAAGCAAAAGAGTCAGGTATCCTTGGTACTCTTGGCGACTTCTCTCAGCTTGCAGTAGGCATGGCTAAGACAGTTGATATCCAGATGTTCGATAACACATATGTTACTGGTGTTGGTGGAACAATGGAGAAAAACCTTTTGGCTCTTCGTGCAGAAATGTCAGCAGGACACGTTGTTTTGGATAAGAATGCTTTTGTTAACATTCTTCCAGATACTCCTCCAGCTGAAGGAAAAAAGTAAACTAGTTTTTACTCCCTGAAAAATATAGCCTTGAACAGTAATGTTTGGGGCTATATTATAGTATATAAACACTCTATTTGTTTTTGATATAATTGAATACATGGCAGATATATACAATAATTTTGTAACAGTAGACGATGTTAGAGCTAGATATGGCGCCTCGTGGGACGAAGACTTACGAGAAATCGTACAAGTACGCTTACAAGACTTACAAGCCCTAGCATTGACACGTGTATCAGATTTTTTTTGGAAACTCGATAATCTGCCTAACTATAAAGATATTGCTATTAAAGTATTCTGTGACGCATGTATCAGCGCAGTAAAAAATAATGACTTTATCACATCAGGTACCGAAGGCGAAATAAGCTACACAGTAAACAATAACGTATCTAGCGGTGTAGTAACTTTCAGCGACGAAGAATGGTCACTTTTGTATAGCTCTAACTATAACGCTTTGCAGGGGCGACGTGTAAGCATTATTGATTCTTTTCTTCGACGTAAACACTGGAATAACTATAACCCTTATTTGAACGTAACGTGGACACCTGATTTTCCTGATATACAAGGTATTAAGGATAAGAATCCTTATGACAACTAACTTACTTGCTCAATCGCGTGACCGTGCAACTATAAAATATTATGTTGAAATAGAGAACTCTTTTGGAACGGTAGAAAAAAAATATTACACATTAGATAATGTTAGATGTATGATTCAGCAGACATCTAGTACTGATAACACTAACGTTATTGCCATTCCTGTAACAATGTATAAAGTTTTTTTTAAGCGCAATGTTATAGATAAAATGCCTAACGATTTTCATGTGACTGTTGATACTATTATTTGGCATTATGACGAGAAGACAGATATTGTTTTAGAGCCTATCACTGACTTAAACAATAGGCGTACTCATTTTTTTAGTAACGTTAAACATGTGACGGTAATGTGTAAGAAGTTAAATCATGAGTAGAGTGCAGTTTAGTAAGGATTTTAACGAGAAAATAGCTCAATTTGTGAGTGAAGATGATGCTGTTATGGATGAAGCAGCTCAAGCAATGCTAGCTCTTATCCAATATAGTGCATCGAAGCACGATCGTACCGGCCGTTACATGTCTTCTTTTCATGTTAAGGCAAGTAATTTTGAAGGTAAATATGGTCACACGATTAAAGACCGTGTTATTGTTTCTGATTCTCCTTATGTATATCATTTGGAGTTTGGCCATAGGATAGGTAAAAATATTGAGCATGAATCTAGTTCAACTAAAAAAGTTCCTGGTGGTGGAGTGAAAAAGTCTAGTAAGAACTATATTACTGAAGACGGTTCACGTGTTAAGCCTGCATATATTATTGCTAACGCTGTGCGCAGCGTTGGTGGTACTCTTGGTGGAGCTAACCCAATGAGTGGAGGTCGATAAGAATGAATAATGAAACGTATGTTTATAATCAGCAGAAACACGTGTATGACTTGTTGAAAACTATTGACAATACGTATCGTGTGACAGAGAAAATAGCTCAATCTGACTTAAAAAACGATGTAATTATTGAATATAGTATTTTGCAAACTAACGATATGCGTTTTAGTAATAATCGTGGACGTACAGAGTTGAGTTATATTCTTGATGTGTATTGTGCGTCTGCTAGTGAAGCTAACGAAGTGTCGTATAAGATAGTGGATAAGTTGCGGGGCGAGTTGAATAGTTTTGTTCCTGAAGGTCAGGTTTATCGTGTGACTCACACTATGGCTAACTTGCCTCGAATGATAGACCTTTTACCTGATTACATGTCTAAGAATTGGGTTAGATATAATTTTGATGTTACTCACGTTTTATATTTTTAACTAGACATATAAGTTTTCCACAGGCTGTGGATAACTCTACTGTTATAATGAAAGTGAACAGTTTTTTACTGTTTCACGTGAAACACAATTAACTAAAATTATAAGGATAAAATATGAGCTTTACAGGTCAGACAAACTTTCATCTACCTACAAAAGGGTTACTGTTTATTTCTCCAGTAGGTACAGAACTTTTTGATGTATCTAAAGTTGATCCGCTTGTCCCATCTACTTATCAAGGGTGGACAGCGTTCGACGCGTCTCGACAAGAAGGATTTGAGCCTACTATTGAAGGTGGAACAATCAACCGTGTAGGAACATCATGGTATCAAGAAAAACGTATTTTTGTCGAGCCAACATACACTGGTTTCAAATCAACAATTGTTCAGCTTGATCAAGACGCTTTCAAAATTGCTTTTCCTACAGCAGAAATTAGTCCAGACGGTTCACAGATTACAGTCGATACTATTTCGCAAGCAGATCATCAAGTTGTTTTCTTAGCCTTCGAAAACGATAAATATATTGGAATTCGTTTCTTTAACGCTGCTGTTAACGTAAATAAAATGTTTAGCTTCAAAGATTTCTCTGGTAAAGATTTCCTAGGGCTTGAAATTACTGGATCATCTCAAGTAGATGCTGTCACGGGTAAAACATTCCAATTTTTGCTTTCACCTGAATCACCTATTAAGCCTGTTGCTCCCAGTGTTCCTGTTTATACTGGTACTGATGTTGCGACACTTAAGGTTGGTGAAAATGTTACTGGTGAATATAAGAGTGCTACTGGTACTGAGCCTATTACTTATCGTGTAAATACTGGAGGCTTGCCTGACGGGTTGACTTTGTCTTCTGATGGTAATTTGACTGGTTCACCTACAAAAGCTGGAACATTTGATTTCACTGTTATTGGTGAAAATGAGGCTGGAAGCTCACCTAAACTTAATGTGAAAGCTGTAGTTTCTTCAACAGAATCTCCAGTTAGTAAAAAATAAAATATTATAAATAAATAGAAATATAGCGTGTCTCCAATCGAGGCATGCTATATTTTTTATAAGACATAATTATTGATATTATTGTATAGTTTATGTGTATATGAAAATATTTTAAGGATAGATAAATATTATGAGCAATGAAAAAATGAAGTTTGAGCAAGCTGAACAGGTTAGAAAAGATATTAAAGAGTTGACTGATGTTGTTCAAGAGTGGAAAAATAATGAGTTGCGTCATTTTTTAAATAATCCTGAAACGTATCCACTTGAAGACTGTATGGAATATATTGAGTATGCTTTTAGCGATATTTCTTTCTCTGGAGTGAAATATTCTTTTGAAGAGTATATGAAAGTTATTGAAAATGCTGGAGTGGTTAAAGCATCTGAAGATAACGCTAAAATATATATTGCTTATAAGTTCCACATGATTAAGTTTATTAAACTTGTTGCTGAGAAACATATGGTTGATAATAAGACTGTTGAAGATTTAGAAAAATGGATTAAAAGTATTGATTCTGAGACTTTTTTGACTAGCTATATTAACTTAACGAGTTTTTTAGCAAAAGCGGTAGCATAAAGAGCGTCGAGCCATACTTCAATAATTATCTTTACAGAAAATACAATGGGTTAACCATAGATACTTGGTTTACCTCTGGATTAAACATTGTTAACTTGTTGTATGCTTATTTGGAGTATTTGCTTGATGAAAATAATCTTTATAAAGCTATCGAGAATAATAACATTAACCTTTACAGGTACACTAAAACTGACCATTACGTTAACGCGTTGAATAGTGATATTGTGACTGTTCTTATGGCAATCAATGGTAATGATTATGTTCATAAGTCTCATTTTGAGAACCCTGTTGAAAAGCCTATGAGTTTTGACGAAATGTTTCAGTTGAACTCTCAATACTTGAGTAAAGATGAATAGTATAGTTTTGATATAATAAACTATAGAATATTCTATTTTAAGGTTTTTTTATGGCGTCAGACAGTGGTATTAGCAAGGTAACGGTACGTGTAATACCTGATGCTAGTGGTTTTAGTGAAGATGCTAAAGCGCAGATAGATTCTCAGGGTGAAAACACTAAAGTTATTGAAATTGAAGCTGAACTCAATCAAGCTAAAATAGATGAAGCAAGAGCAGAAATAGATGAACTTGCGAAAAATAAGCGTCTCACTATCGACGCTGACATGGACACTAAACTTGCTTTTCTTAAACTTGAAGAATTAAAAGCACTTGCTGCAGCAAACAAAATAAACATTCCAGCAAATGTTGATATTAAAGAAAGTGTTTTACGTAAAAAATTAAGTGAACTTTACAAGAATAAAGGTGATGAAGGTTTTATTTTCATTGACGAGGCTAGTATAGCTGTACAGATTGCACAATTAAAAGAACTTTTTGATAATGCTAGAGCAAGTAGCTTATCTACCTTTAACAGCATTAAAAGTGATATTTCTTCAAGTATTGCTCGTTTTGAAGGCTTAAAAGCACAATTAAGCTCAGTGAGAGCTAGTATTAGTAAATTGCAAGGTAAAGGACTTAAAATTGAGGGTCTTGGTGCTTTAAGCAGTCTTGGTGCTTTTACTTTTACTTTACCTAGTTCTCTGGTAGCGTCCAAAGTAGCTTTAGATGGTTTTAAAAACAGTTTAGAAGGTATTCAGATATATTTGCCTTATGTTTCTCAAGAGTTTAGTAACTTGTCTAGCGTTGAGACGTTAAACTTTTGGCGTAAAGCAAGTAAAGCAGTTTCTTTATTTGCGAAAGACGATATTAAAGATTTGCGTAATGAATACGCTAAACTTGGCACTGCTCAAGGTGAGTTCTTTTCACAATTTGTTTCCGGCGCAACTAAACTAGATACAGACGGTTTCGATATTTTCTTCGATAATTTATCTCAAGGCTTTGAAAACGCTAGCAAAGGAGCTGAAGGTTTAGCAGAAGGTATTATACGCATTGTTGACAACGGTTCACAACGCTTTCCTGCATTAGGTGACTCTATTGCTAGTTTATCTAATAGGTTCAGTACTTTTGTTCAATCATCTGCTGGTATTCAACAGATGAATACTGCTACAGCTGGATTAAAATACACGATAAGTGGCGTAGGTAGTATTATTCAGGGTCTTGTTCAGACTTTTGGTGTCTTCAACGGCGCTATGGTAACAGCTGAAGATAGTCTTAAAAGTTTTGGTTACGGTACAGGATTAGAGCAGTTAGGTCAAAGTATTCAAGACAATGCTAAATATATGGCTAACTTAAACTCTCAAGCACTATTATTAGTGCCTTTATTTGATTCTGTAAATAAAGTTACAGGCTCCTTTTCATCTATTGTTACTGCTGTCTTCACAGGTATACAAGCAGCTAGTACTGGACTTACTTATGCTTTCCAAGGTTTAGCAAGTTTTATTAATACTGTAGGTGAAGGTTTAACTAAAGCTTTCAGTGACTCTGGTACTAAAGCTAAAATTACTGCAATTGGAGACGATATAAAGAAACTTTTTGCTTCTATTACTAGTGATGATATTTCAAGTATTTTAAAGAATATTGTTTCTGGTTTTAAAAACTTTGCTGATTCTTTAGTTGCATTAAAGCCTGCTTTTCAGGTTTTTGCTCAGTTTATAGTTCAATTATCTCAAATTGCTCCAGTTATTGCTCCTTTGCTTGCTTTACGCATAGGATTTAATGCTTTATCTAAAACTATTGGACTTCTTAAAGAGCCTGTAAAGATTCTCGATAAGATTTTTAATAGTGGACGTGATTTTGCAAAATTAAGTAAAGATGTTAAAGGAACTGGAGCTTCTTTTGAAACTGTATTTAATGTGCTTAAAAATTCTTCAAAGTCATTAAGTGTTTTTGAATCAATAATAAATAAGTTAAAAGTAGTTTTGCAGTCTGGTCTTATCAAACCACTGTCTGTTTTACCTAACATTTTAGGTAAAATAGCATTACTTAAAATAGGTAATATTAAAAATATTTTCTCAGTTTTTACAGACAGAAACTTGTTAAAAAATATTGGTGGAATAATCAGTAATTTTAAGAGTTTTCAAGCAGTTGCATCAATATTGAATAGTCTTAAATTTGATAAAATTCCTGCATTGTTAAATATTTTTAAAGACTTAAATATTCTTAAAGGAATTGCTGGCATTGCTCAAGCGCTTAGAGATCTTACTATTGTTGAAACTGCTTTAAGTATTGCGACAGGTATTTTGGATGGTTTGCTTAGCCCTTGGCTACTTTTATTTGCAGCTATAGCAACAGCTATTGGTGTTGCCGTCTATGAAATTTCTACTCATTTTGACGATTTCAAGAAAAAAGCTATGGAAGTTATTAAGCCTATTCAAGACGCTTGGGATGGTTTTAAAAGCTTTATGACTAATATTTTCTCTGATATTGGTAGTGCTATTGATGGGCTAATACAAGATTTCAATAATCTTACTGGTGCGTCTAACAATGTTAGCGGTCTTAAAGGAAATTTGCCTGCGCCACATAAGACTGGTGCTAATGGTCTTTCCCCTGCACCGTCTAAAGGAGGAAGTCCTTCCCCTGGACAATCTAAAGTAGGAAGTCCTTTCAGAAGTTCACTATCAACAAGAAGTTCACTATCAACAAGAAGTTCACTATCAACAAGCATGGGATATAAACCGCCTCTTATCAGCAGTTCAAGAAATAGTTCATCACATAAAACTGGTGCAACAATCAGTTTCGGAGATATATACACTAGCGACGCTAACATGCCATATAAGATAAAGAATGAACTTTTATATCAATTAAAAGTTATGGGAGCTAATTAAAAATGCCTGAAAAAATAACATTTACACAATACAATAACATTAACAGTAGCGCTGGTAAAACAATCTCTACAGATGGATATAACACTATTGTTACTGATGTTACAGGTTTTGAAAACGCCCCTGATATCGATGACCGTAGCCAAGACAGTATTAACACTTATGGTAGAGTAAATGGCTATGTACGTGTTAAAGAACGTATTATAACTATAACTATTACTTGTCTATATAATACTGATACAGGGCGTAATACTATGTATCGTGACGCTATTATTGAAGGAACACTACCCGGGGCGCACGGTGATTTGACTATCGAAAACGACCGTGGAATATTCCTCATCAAAGACGCTTATGTAACTAAAAGAACAATAAATAATATTTCACAAGCACCTTATATTAGAATGACCACAGTTGTTATCGAAGTAACAGCCAACAAGCCATACATGCTACATAATGGTGAAAAATGTATCGATGTTCATACTAGTTTTGGACCTGCTTCATTAAAATACACGTATAAGTATCCAGATAAATATAATAAGAGTGGTAAGCCAACATATGTTGTAGTTAACAATAATGGTAATACAGAATGTCCACTATTAGTAACGTTGAATGGATATCTAAACAATCCATTGCTTGAAATACAGCAGCGTGATACAGGTTTTTATCGTAAGCTTAAACTTAACGCTACTGTTCTTCCAGGTGAGACTGCTTATATTAATGCTTATACAGGTGAAATATTGGTTAATGGTGAATACAATCCTATAGTAAACATTGGAGACCTTGTTACTGATATTTCTATTCCTCCCGGAGATACAGTATTAACATTAAGTGCAGATGCAGGTTCTGGATATGCCACTGTCTGCTATGGAGACGCTATAATATAAATATCAATACTTTTAAGGAAAAAAATGACTTTATACGCTAGTGATAGAATCTTTTCAACAGAACAAGGTGTAGGTAACCTTATTGCAGGATTGTCAACACCTTTATTAAAGGAAACAACACCTACAAGAGAGAAACCTACAGGCTTAAATGTTCAAAGCTATATTGTACATGGATTAACTTTAACTATAGTAAGTGGAATGAACGCTACTGTTAATTCTGGTCGTGCTATCGTTGCTAACGATAATGGTAAAAGAGGTGCTAGTTTTGTTATAAACGACGATAGTGTCAGTTTGCAGTTCAAAAATGGTGATATTAGTAACGATCGTATAGATAGTGTTATTTTACGTGTTGACATGACTGCTGAAGATGACCAGCAAACATGTTTTATTGAAATAATTGAAGGCATTCCATCTGCTCAACCTGAACCCCCTACAGAACTACCTCCAAACAGCATGATACTTTACAATGTTACTATTCCTAAAGGTTCTACAAGTCTTGATGATAAAAATGTTGAACAGGGATCACCTAATGGTTCAGCAGGAGGTGTGAAATTTCATAATTTTTCTGAAGATAATCATAAATCATTTCCAGCCTGGTGGTGGAATACATATGGTTTTGCTTTAGAAAAACCTATTGTTTATGAAGATATCGTTTTACGAAAAATAGATATTCAATTAGCATTATATTACGGACGTAGTGTTGATGCTTTAGCTCCAGATTTTAACTTTACCGGAGATTTCAACATTAACGATGGGACAACTGTTATTTTTCCTGATTTTTTCCCTAAAGAAATACGTGGAGAATTGTATCAACCTGACATTACTAGTGAACTACCCCCTGGAGCAGGAAATACTTTACCTTCACAAGTAATGTCAGG